CGGCCTTGAGGGCGGCCTCACGCTGCTGCTTGAGGTTCATCCTCAGTCCCTTTCTGCGATGGAAATGACCGCCAGGACGGCGTCGACGGACGACCCCGAAGCGGGCTCCTCGGACTTGGCCCGTGAGGGCTCCTCGTCCTTGGCCGGCTGCGTGTCGCTGGCCTTCGGTTCCTGGTCTGCCTCGGCTGCCGCGATCACGGCACCGATGGCCTCCTGCGCGGCGCGCAGGGAGTCGATGTGCTTCTGGGCCAGCACGCGGCCCGCCTTGACGCCGTCGGCGAGCGCGTCAGCCTGCGCCTTCACGGCGAGGATCTCGGTGTCCTGGTTCGCGCCAATCGGCACCACCGACACCTCGTACAGCGCCAGTTCGCGCAGCTCGTTGACCTTCTGCCCGTCGACCTCGACCTGGCCCTCGTCGAGCACGTCGTAGGCGAACGACATCTGGTCGATGCGTCGGCCCTTGAGGAGCCGGTACGTCTGCGCGGCCTTCGGGTTCTCCAGGTCGAGCTGGGCGGTGACGAGCAGCCCTCGCTCGTCCTCCTTGGCGTCCACGACGTGCCCGATGTTGTAGTCCGGGTCGTCCATGCGGTGCCCGAACAGGACGGGGATGACGGAGTCCTTCGCGGCCCACTCCTCGAGCGTCTTCGTGAACGCGCCCGGGGCGACGATGTCGCCGTAGGAGTCGGGGGTCTTCGTGAACGTGGATGCGTAGGCCGTGAACTGGCCCTCTTCGAGGCCGTCGTCCGGGCCGGCCTTGACCCGGACGGGTGCGTTCTTGATGCGTCGCATGAGCCCTCCTCCGGGCAGGTGAAAACCGCCGGACACGTGCCCGGTCAGGTAAGGGGGTCGGTCAGCGGATGTTGATCTCGACGTCGCAGTAGCAGCCCGCGACCTCGTCGGGGCCGCCAGCGGGGTCTCCGGGCCAGTTCATCCCGTTGGAGAACAGCTCCTCGACACCGACCGTCTCGCCGTTCATCGCCGCATGGGAGGCCCGCGGGTTTCCCGACGTCGTGATCCACGTCTTCGTCGCCCGGTCACCCGCGACCTGCTTCACGGCCTCCGTGGTCGCGAACGCCGAGAACGTCGTCACCAAGGCCGCGGCAGCGGACGGCACGCGCGAGGACTCCGCCACCTCGAACACACCGGCTGGTGTCGAGCCCTCCGCGTCGTCGTCTAGGTCACCATCGAGGGCGGCCTGGATCTGGTCACGGGTGGTGGAGTTGATCATCCCGGCGCGCGAGTCAGCGACCGCGCGCAGGAACTTGAGCGTCCGGTTCTCGTCGTAGGCGTCCGGGCCGAACCCGATCGACTCCAGCACCTCCGCCGACACGTGCTTCGCCGTGGACAGCGCCAGGGCGTACAGGTCGTCGGAGAGCTCGGAGTCCCACCGGTCCGCGTCCCACCAGTCCCCGTCGGCCTTCGCGCCCAGCGCAGCCAGCACCGCCGAGCGCTGGCGGGCGAAGAACCGGGACAGCACCTGCGCGGCCTTTGCCTCATACGACTGCGGGGCGCGTGCCTTGAACCGCACACCCGCCGCGTCGGACTTGATCGCCCGCACACCACCCGCACGCAGGTTCTGCGACCCCGAGTCCTGCGGGGACGCCTGCCCGCCGATCAGCACGTTCAGCGGCGTCACGAGCTGGGCGGCGTCGCCACCCATCGCGGGCAGGTTGAACCGTGCACGACCCTCGTCCGCAGACATGATCGGACGACCCACCAGGGTCGACATCACCGCAGCCTGCTCCTCGAACGACCCCTGCAACTTCTCGCCGATGTTGAACTCGACGTAGAAGCGGGCCGGGTCGACGTCCAGCATCGGCAGGAGGAACGTGTTCAGGCGGTCCTCGATCTGCGCGAGCATCGGGCCCAGCGTGTCGCCGTACAGCATCCGGCGGAACTCGCGCACGTTCGAGTAGTTCGCGTTGTCGAGCTGCCCCACCATCGTGGGGTTGACGTGGAACGCCGACGCCACCGTCGCCAGCGCCAGCTTCGCGCCCTCGACGAACTGCTGCTCCTGGGCGTTGAAGTCGATCCGCTTCAACGTCATGCCGTCCTCGAGGATCGGCGTGCCGCCGGCCTTCGGGCCGCGCCCGGTGTACTTCGCGTACCAGTCCTCACGGAACTGCTCACGCGCCTCCGGGGACCATTTGGGGGCGTCCACCGGGCGCTCGAGCACCGCGGACACCCGCCCGCCGCGCTTCCACACCTGACCCCGGTATCGGGACGCCTCGATCTGCTCCTTGAGGGTGTCCTTGAGCGCCTCGATCGTCGGCGACCCACCACCCGGGCGACCAGGCGCATACCCCGTGAACGGCAGGATGTTCGCAGGGTCGATGTCCACGTACCGGCCGTCGTAAGACACCCGGTACGACTTCACCTCGAACGCGTTCGCCATGATCGGCGTCACCCACGACGGCGGGAAGCGCCGGATCATCGTCCCACCCGACACCGCCGACGACGGGCCCACGTACCAGTACGCGGCGTCGTACAGGGCCATGTCCCCTACGAGCGCGTAGATCAGGTCATACGTCGTCATGTTGACGTCAGGCTGGTGCAGTGCCCGCGCCACCGGAGACTGGCGATCCCGCTTGCGGTCCGTGTCAGACACCCGCTCGAACGTGTGCAGCCCCAGCTGGGCCACGTTCCGCGCCAGGAACGACACCACCGTCCGCAGATGCGGCTGCGTCCGGAACATCTGAGCCGGCGACATCCCGTCGATCAGCTGCGCGAGATCACCGTCGCCACCGATCCACTGGACGTTCGGGGTGAAGTGCAGGGTGCCGCCGCTGTTACGGCGCAGGATCGTGTCCCAGAAACCCACGGCGACCCCCCTCCGATCAGATCGACATCACGCCGCGCGACTCATACGCCGACACGGTCACAGGTGAAGGGGAACCAGCCGCCCACGCAGCCAACGTCGCAGCCTCAAGCGGAGAGATGTCCGACGAGGACGCCTTACGCCCCCACGCCCACCGCTCCCCGACGGTGCGCTTCGCAGCACCACCGACAGCCTCGTTGAGCTCGGGGTAGTCGCCGTGACGCAGCAACCCTTCCTGCACCAGCGAATGGATGCCCGCGCACGCGTCCAGCACGTCCGCCGTGGACGCCACCCGCAGCCGCACACCCGCCCGCTCCAAGTGCGGGATCAGGACAGCCGCCGGGCCGCGACCGTCGATCACGACGTCGACCTCGTAGGCGTCCTGCAACTCCTTGACCCGGTCCACCGTCCACCCCGTACCAGGGCCGTGCTGCAACGGCTTCACGTGCGTCACGTCACCGTCCACCGCCGCGGCCACGATCGCCGAGTGCGACAAGTCCATCGACGACGCCACGGCCAGGGCACCAGGCGGGACAGTCGGCGGGTCACCCGCGCACGCGCCCCACTTGCCGCGCCCGAACACGTCAACCCGCTTCGACGGGTCATCCCAGATGCCCAGACCTTCACGCAGGAACGACTCCGGGCCGAGCTTCTTCCGCATCCGCAGAATCGCCTCAGCGGGCGTGTCATCCGGGAAGGACGGGTTCGCCTTCGCGACCTGCTCCCAATCCCGGTCAGACAGCGGCGCTGGCGGCATCGTCGGGTCGTAGTTCTCGTCCGCCCCGAACTCCACCCAACCGGTGTCATGGTCCTCGCCGCCGAGCACCTCGGTGCGCATCCGCGTGAAGACCTCACCCCGGTCGAGCGTTCCCTGCGGCGGCTTAGGTGGCGTCCCCATGAACAGCAGCAGCGCACCCGACGGCTGCCGCGACTGGTTCGTCGCCGGGACCATCGCGTCCAACGCGTTCTCCGTGAGGATCTGCGCCTCATCGAAGATAAGAACATCGACCTCGTCGAAGCCGCGGCCGAACTCGTGCTCACGGGCGCCGAACAGGATGCGCGACCCGTTGTGGAACTCGACCGCTTCCTCGCCCGACCCGCGCACGATCCGCTTGATGTGCGGCGCGATCTTCTTCCGCCGCGCGAACGCCTGCATCTTCTTGAACGTCTCTTCGGCCGTCCGCGTCCGGTGCGCCGTCCAGATCACCGTCAGGCTCGGGAACAACAAGCACAAGGCGAACACGATCGCGCCGACCAGGAACGTCTTACCGACCTGCCGCGGGATCGACAGGCCAGTACCACCGATCGTCGCCGCGTACTTCCCATCCGCGCGCTTCGCGAGGATGACCTTCCCCACGCCGGGCTGCCACGGACGGAACGAGATCCCCAGGTCCCGACACTTCGCCTGCACCGCCGGCCAGCCCGTCGACACCACGCCCGACGGCAGGACGACATGCTTCGCGAGCTCAGACAGCCGAGGCGTCGAACTCCTCGTCGGGGACCTCTGCATCCTCAGCCGCCTCCTGCTCCGCCGCCGCCGTGAGCGCCTCGATCTCCTTCGAGATGAGCGAGAGCTGACGATGCAACGCCGCCTTCGCCGGACCCTTCTCATCAGGCAGCGACGTCGCGATCTCCCGACGCTGAGCCAGCAGGATCTCGAGATAGTCCCCGCCCTCGATCGCCTCAGCGAGCGTCTTCGGCTTCGCAGGCTTGGCGGGCTTCTCGTCAGGAGCGACCGCGCGCAGCTTGGCCTTCGCCATCGCGGACCACCTCCCCGGCGCAAAAAAACCTCGTAGATAGACGATGACTACCGGCGGCAGTCAGGAGCCCGAGGGGTTCCCGTGATCCGAACGCCCCTACCCCGAGGGGTTGTCACAGCGGAGGGCTGGCGTGGTGTGGGTCACCACTCCCGGGTGGTCATCGCTCGTCGTTCGTTGGTCGCTTGCGCGCCCTTGGTGCCCCCCGCGGACCGGTTGCATGAGCGGTGGGCGGGGCCTCTCCAGCCGGTGCGGTCCTCGGTGTGGTCGAGGTCCCAGGGTGCGTCGGGGGGGATGGGGGCTTCGCAGAACACGCAGAGGGCTTGGCCTGTCTTGACGGTGGCTGCCCATCTCTGGCGTTCGCGTTGGTGCCGGGTGCCGTACCCGCGGGATGAGGTGGTGGGGGGCATGGGGGGGCCCCTCCCGGGGGAGCGGGCTTCACTCGCCCCTGGGGGGTCGGGGGTGCGCCGCGCACGCCGGAAGCCAGAAGCACGCCATGAAGAAGGACCGCACCGGCAGCACTGACCGAGCCACTCGCAAATGCTACCGGTCAACGAGGGGCACCAAGGGCGTGCAAGCCACGTACAAAAGACGCTGGATTACCAGAAGTGAGTACTGGCTTATCACACGCCAACTTTGCGTTGTGGCAACAAAAAGGGGTAGGAGCGTTGGGAAAACGGGAACGCCTAAAGCTTCCGGC